TTGAAAATCCATAAGAGAAGGTATTTCATAGCCTCCATAAGATCCCATTCTTCCGCCTGGGCCCATCGCTTGACCGCCTGGCATTTTCGTAGATTCACCTGAAAATCCTGCTGGAGCATAAGCTGCACCAGTGTAATCTCTTGCTGATCCAGAATCTATTGAACTACCTTGTAGATCATAATTTTGACCTTGCATTCTTCTCATAGCAGATGTAGTTAATTCACCAAGTCTACCATCCTCTGCTAATTGATTACCATGTTTATCAGTATAACCAGCTCTATTCAAATATTCCTGCATTTGCAATACGCTACCTTGATCTTCTGGATCAAATAATGGCATTTCACCAGCACCCGAAGACATAGATTTACCAGCTCCTCTAGCAGTATTCTGAGATATAGCAGCTAAAGCATCATTATCTGGGTTAGCCCTTGCTCTTTCAAAGGCCATATCAGCTTGTTCTGCTCCTGTTTTTAATCTTGAAGATTCTGATTGTTTAGTATGATAATCCTTTACCTTACCTAATAATCCTTTTATATGTTTTCCTGGAAACCATCCTTGTTTCTCTGGCATAATAGACTCCTAAAAGCTCACTGGCTTTATATATTTAACTGTTCCAGCTCTAGCCCTATAAGCGTAGTTCCTACCCTCTTTCACTCCTTTTTCAAACTTTTCGTGAAAGTATTGGGCTAACTGTAACTGTTCTGGTTTTTTCTCATAGCCAAGAGCTATTGCTTTGGCAACTATATAATCATGAAATTGTCCTGGGAAATCGCTTGTAGCAGTCCAAGAGAACTGAGCAGAAGAAGGTTCAGTAAAAGCAGTAGCTTTCTTATAATAAAAAAGCGTTATCTTCTTTCCGTTCTGATCTGAACCTGGAGAATTAAATCTTTCAGAGTTTGGATTAAACTTAGCAATGCCAACAGCATCCCTTTCAGTCCACCAAACCCACTGATTTGAGGAGTATTTACTACTCCAATTATCTACATACGTTCCAGCCATTATGATTCTAATCCGTATAATATATCTACTTTAGCAAGAGTTGTACCAGCAGACGACTTTAATTTAATATTTGCACCCTCTATAGCATTTGGCCTAAGCATCATCACATCTCCGACACCGCTAAGTTTCAAAGCATCATCTACTCCAGCAAAATGTATTAGAACATCTGGTGTTCCAGTTGATCCTACTTCCCTTATCTTTATCATAAGAAAATCTGCATCTGTTACTGTTCTGTTAAAAATAGTAGCAGCATCTAGGGTGATATACCCAGTTGTTGTTGTATAATCTTTATAAGCTACATTAGTTGATGTTGTGTTACATGAAATCTCTTTTCCTCCACCTACTGACTTATCGATACTACTATGTACTGATGTAACAACATCGCTTCCATCTGAAAGAGTGGTAGCTTCGATAGGGGTAGCAGAGGCAGAATATTGTATTTTGAATGTTGCCATTATGTTAAGTCCCTTCTTATTGGTCTACCGATAAGTTTCGGTATATTTACATGGTCTGTGCTTCCGTCAGCACTCTCCATATCTACTGATTTAATTTCAAGAATTGCATCATCTAATGCATAATATCTCTGATCTGTTGCTAGATCAAACTGTGTGGCTTTTTCAAGCATTCTTGTTCTCTGGCTGTACTCTTCCTGAGCAATGTTAAGCATCTTTACTATTTCCGTAACACCAAGATCTGGATGGTGCTGCTGAACCGATTCAACCATTTCTTTTAATTTCAACGTCTAACTCCTTCTGCTGTACTATCAAGTTTTCTTGGCTTAGAATATGGTGCCATAAATTCACTCAACTCTTGCTTCACAACTTGATATTGACCCTGAAGCCATTGGTAATCTGTGCTCAATTTACTAATGATTGTAGTATAAAGAGTAACCTTTTTTTGTAAATTAGCATTATACTTTGAAAGCTCATTCTGAACACGTGCACTTTCCTTCTGTAGTTCTGCACTATAATTACCAGACTCTTGCTGTATTCTGGAAGTTTCCTTTGATAATTGACTAGTAAAATTCCCTGTCTCTCTCTGAACTCTAGCAGTTTCCTTTGATAACTCAGTAGTATATGCCGTCACTTCTTGCTGAACTCTGGCAGATTCCTTCTGAACTTCCCCTTGGTATGCTGTGGATTCTTGTTGAACTCTAGCAGATTCTTTTTGAAGTTCACTCTGATATGCTGTTGATTCCTGTTCTACCCTAGCCTGCTCCTTAGAAAGAAGACTATTCCATTTTGATACCTCTTGTTGCATCTGAGCACTTTTCAGAGATAACTCAGTAGTATACACACCAGTTTCAGCCTGTATACGCTGTCCTTCTTTCTGTATCTCAGCAGTATAAATACCAACTGCGTTCTGTACCCGTTGTCCTTCCTTCTCTAGTTCAGCTGTATATTTACTTGTCTCTGCTTGAATTCTTTGACCTTCTTTTTGTACCTCTGCTGTGTAAATACTAGTATCTACCTGAGCTCTCTGGCCTTCCTTTGTAACTTCAGCAGTATACTTAGCAAGGTCAGTTTGTATTCTCTGGGATTCTTTCTGAACTTCAGCACTATATTCTGCAAGATCGGTCTGGACTCTTTGTGCTTCTTTAGTTACCTCGGCACTATATTCAGTAATATCTGTTTGTACTCTCTGTGCCTCTTTCTGTACTTCAGCAGTATACTTAGCCATATTGGTCTGGATTCTTTCAGATTCTTTTGACACTTCTGCACTATATTCAGCTAAATCAGATTGTATTCTTTGGCTTTCTTTTGCTACTTCAGCACTATATACACTTAATTCTGTTTGATATCTTTGGTTCTCTTCTTGAACTTCAGCTGTAAAATTAGCTACATCTGTCTGGACTCTTTGTCCTTCTTTTTGAATCTCTGCACTATATTTGGCAAGTTCAGTCTCAACTCTATTTGATTCTTTGCCAAGTAAAGTAGAGAATCTAGAGGTATCACCCTGAATTCTCTGCATTTCTTTTGTCATATCTTCTTGATGCTTTTTTAAATCTCCTTCAAATCCTGCACTAGCTTTTGCTATATCCTGTTGCCATTTACCTAATGCAGAACTAGCTCTTTGCAATTCTTGAGAAGCTGTCTGAACAGTAGCCTGAGCCATTTCCTCATCTTCATCATTTAACCATCCTTCTGCTGTAGTCGTGAAGGCTCCACCACCAGTATCGTCTATTAAACTCTTAGCCTTATTCATAGCATCCTGAAAATCAGAAGGAATCTCAGGAATAGCAATCGTAGGAATGCTTGTTGATAAAGAAAATTCAGTTGGAAAAGTAACAGAGCTAACATCAATAGCTGCTGGTATACTTACGCTAATAGCCATTGGGCTTGGCAATGAAGCTTCTATAGAATAACCAGTTGGTAAACTAGTATCTAATGAACTTGTAAATCCCCCAGGTAACGAAGAAGATACCGCCATCTCACTAGGTAAAGAAGTAGATAAAGAAGAGGTAAATCCTCCTGGTAATGTAGACGATAATGAATCAGTAAATCCACCTGGCAAAGAAGTCGCTAATGAAGAAGTAAACCCATCTGGTAGACTACTCGATACAACTATACCATTTGGTAAAGAAGAACTAAGAGTTATAGCAACATCTGGTAAACTAACAGCACTAACATCTATTCCAGTAGGAAGACTGCTTGATATAGCCATAGGACTTGGTAGTGAAGAGGCAACTGTTATTGCAGAAGGTAGATCGGCACTACTCATATCTACTGCAGCAGGAAGATCGCTTTCTACAATCAAGGCACTTGGCAGTGAAGAAGCGACTGCTATCGCACTAGGCAATGAAGAATTAACCACTATTGCATCAGGCAAACTATATGCTCCCATGCTAATTGCAGTAGGTAAAGAACTTGATAATGCCAAGTCTACACTTACATCAGCTATAGCATCGAATACTGTAGTATCCGCATCTAAGTCAGAAGGTAAGTCTGCATTCAATGATGCCATCTTATTATGTAATAATTGAACAGCAGCATACAATATTACTGCATGATAGAATTGTGACGGAAAATTACTTATCGTCGTATCATCATGTGCTATAGAAGTATCAGGCAACACAATACTTATCTTCGCTGTCTGAGCTGCTGTAGGTGTTGGCAATACAGTCAATACCGCATTATCTATATAATATACTGGAGAATTTACACTAGCATAATAAATGCTATCTGTATTAGCAGCATTACTTCTAAAAGCTGCATTTATTGGACTACATTTTAAGTCTTCTCCACTACTATCTGCGTTTGTTCTTACAATATCTATAATCTTAGAATTAGAAGATAAGGTAAGGGTAGGAGCACTATTAGTTAATGTTTGTAAAGATGCAAATAAGGGAAGCATAGAAGGATCAGATTTCTCTATTATAGATATAACCCACTGTACTCCATTAACTAAAAACTTAGCTACCTCAGTATTCTTACCTGTGGTGCTACCTGCATAATACCCTATTTCATCTATAAATGCCATTATTTCTTCTTCTTCTTAAATGAGTATTTCTTTGCTTTTGACATTAACTTGCCAGGAGACATTCTCGATCTTTGAGCAAGGGATTTTATTAGAGCTACATTATTAGCTTTTATAGCCTTCATTACAGTTTTTGCTACTACGCCAGTCATTTCTTTTTCCCTTTCTTGGATTTTGCCTTTGACTTAAGATTTTGTTGACGACGACTATTGTCGTTAACTTCCTCTTTCCCTGACTGCCAAGAGCCTCCAATATCATTACTAGTAACTATTTTCATATTAACCTTTTCAGTAAAGGGGCATATTATACAATATACCCCCTTACAACTTAATAAATTAAGCGAACTTTAACAAGGTATGAGTTTCTGGTAAAGATATCTCTAGACCTGCTTCGGTCAAGATCTGATCTTTCCGTCCATCAACATTGTTGTTCTGCACATTAGTGATAATATGTGTATCACGGGATACACCATTAGCAGCTAATGGACGATACGCTACATTCTTAAGATCAATCATAATAGCATAGTCTTCCCACATACCTCTGAACAAAGGTTGTTCGACTAAATGTAAATCACCGTAAAGAGTATTTACTCGTGTTACATTATGTCCGAATGAACCCTTAACATTCTGGATATCTACGGAATAACCATTTGAACCACCGCTAGTTGTAGCTGTGTGTCCAAGTGCCATTGTGTTGCCTAAGAAAGAGCTTCCGCCAAGTTTGTTAAAGTAACTTAACACTTTTCTTGAAGCAAGTACAAGTTTGTTTCCGCTATTACCTGATTCAGGTGAGAAAACATCTTCCATTGCATCAATAAAATCATCATAAGATGAAGAAGCATAAGTAAAGGTTTTGATCTTTCCATAAGCTTCTGTGTAGGGTACAATACCCCATGAACGTCTAACAGGCCCTGTTCCAGTAGAATCATCTGATCCAATACCAAACATCATTGCATGTTCTAAATCCATTTTATGTTCCATTAACTTTTCTTGCCATACTCGCTTGTACTCATTAGATACACCACGATAGCGGGTAGCTAATGAAGTTCCACTAAACAAAGATATTGCCGTTTTAAAAATCTGCACATACCCTTCTCTATCGTAGAACTCGTCTTTCCATCCTTCAGGATCAACTGATCCCTCAGCCCATGCTGAACCTACTACCTGGCCTTTACCATCTGCACGATGAATTAGTTTAGAAGCGGAAGCTTCAGCTATTTCACCAGCATTTGATCCGTCAGGTTTATAGACAACCTTTATAAAAGTCAAGTCAATCTCAGCATAAGCAGCATTGCTTACATCGGGATCAGCGTTAACTTTATAATATGCAATTGCAGCAGTTTCTGAACCAACGCCAGCATCACTACCATTGGCATCATATTCACACTCAATTGCTACTATTTGACCACTTAAAATAAAGTTAGGTAAAACAGCGGTTGTTACAACACGACCATATTTGTCATAGAGACAGTCCACCTGCAAGTTAGTAAGATTAAAGTTAGCATCACTGCCACTATGAGCTGAACTAGTCATAGCTGTTTTTACTTCAAAATTACGACGCTGCCATTGATGACGCTGTTCTAAAAATTTAAAAACAGGATCATCAGTAGGTTTCTTCGCTACTTTAGACAAATATGAAAAGAATGGAGACTGTTTAGGAGCGAGTTCTGACACTTTTTCCCCAAAATTGTACATTCGCCTGGAATGATCAATTGAGGACGATTGCATACCAGCACCGCTGGTTATACTATATACATTTGCCATCGTTTACTCCTTTTTAGTTTAACTCCAAGGATTCTGCTTATTATAGTCAGTAATCATACTATCTATAATCTTATCTTCTACGGAATCCTCATTCTGTCCAGTTTGAGAAGGCATAACGCCCATCGAAGCGGGTACCTGCTGTGCCCTCTTCACCTGTTGAAAATCACCCGAAGGTTTATTCGCTGGTGCCTGAGGGGAGCTGTAGCCCTTATCCGATGCATATAATTTCCAAAGGTTGTCAAGACTAATAGAACTCGGATCAGACATAACTCTAACAAAATCATCAGCAACTTGCGAATCAACTTTAAATTGATCCATAACTTGACTTCGTATTCCGTTTATTTGTTCTGCCTGCTTTGTCTCAGCGTCACGACGCTGTATATCATTCTGACGTTCAGTACGTATCTTTTCCCTTTCATCCTGCATCATGGCCATTTGGTACTCAAACTGTAAGTTTTTGTATTCA